CTAATTGTTAAATATTAGGCGGGGCTGAAAGTGCGCAGCCAATAGGCGATAAGGTTCCGATGTCCTGTCTTGGTAATGGCTTTGAGCGATGCCGGAAAGCATGTCGGCGAACTGGACGCATAGATTTTTTGAGCTGTCGCATGGGTAGGTTTTCAGGACTGTTGTAGTGTCCTTGGAAAACCACAGCTCAGTCTGCAAATAGTCACCTAGGCTGTTCCCGCTCTTCACTTTAATGCTTCTGTCGTCAGGGAAAAACAAGACCTCATCGGCCTTGGCCATCTCATCCAGCAATAGCATTTTTATCATGAAATTGTAGAGCTTGTTTGGGTCTAGACGGATGTGGGCAGCCACGTTTTCCTTCTTGGCCGTGATCGACATAAACTTGATTCCACCCTCTGACGCGGCCGCGGTGCGCTTAGCCATCTCAGCGAATGCTGCTCTCTCATCATGCAGCATGCGAGCCCACTTCTTTTCCTTGTCCGTAGGCCATTTAAATTTGTTGTATAGTCGACGCATGCCGCGCGCAGGGTCGTTGACCGATTGCTCGGAGACGATTAGGGCGGCGATCGTGAGGTATCGGCTGGAGCCCCCCTGTCTATAGGGGGCATCGAATTTCCAGCCTAGGTCGCCGCTCTCATCCAGGTAGATAAAACTTCTCGTCATGAGATGCGGGACTCGGGAATGGGTGGTGCAAACCCTGGGACTGGCGCCATTACATAGCGCTTACGATACAAATCATGCTTCGCAGCTATCCAGGCTTTACATGCACCGCTCTCGATTCTATAGATAACCGCTACCCCGGTCAATTGCTCCCCGATACCGCAATATCTACCACCCCGTCTAATCGACCATCAAGCCAGCACCGACCTCGGCCACTTGGCGTCTACGACTTTCCCAACAATCACCCACTCTCCATCCACTTCTACGGTAGGGAAGGCGGGATTAAGCGGCTTGAGATAAGCCCGGCCAGAATCCCAAACAAATTGCTTGAACGTCGCCTCGTTTGTGTCGGTCATTTTCGCAACGCAGTAGTTGCCGTTTTCAACGTCGAAGCCAGGCGCTACTAAAATTACCATCCCTTCCACGAATGAGATCCCACCTTGCGACGTCATGGACGGGCCGCGAACCTTGAGCCAAAAGCCGTTCGGGCCAGCCCAGGCATCGGATGGATGAGCCTCGCACGCCGCAACGTTCAATAGCTCCATGGCTTCCATAGCAGCCCCTGCCTGTACCCAGCTGATTTCTGGGTATTCAAAATATCTGGTCGGACCCAGAGTTGGCTCAACGTTGACGTCGACGCGATCTTCGCGACCTCCAAACATCAGCCAATCGGGAGAAACCTTGAGGGCCTTTGCGAGCTTCTCAACGGTAGGGCGCCTGGGACTGGAGCTCTCACCGGACAATATTCTGTTGATCGTCGGCTGAGGTACGCCGGATCTGCGCCCAGCTTCACTTTCGCTGAGGCCCAGTTCTGTGAGCTTCCTTCTGAGCCTGGAGCCGAAATCCATAGATCACCTAATACGCATACGCATGGAAAGAATTCTATTGCATAGATCTATTCGAATTCGTATGATTTGATATGCAGAATTTCATAGACAGGCAGTTTCCATGACAGTACAGGAAATGTTGATCCGCCTTTTCAAGCGCGGGATATCTCAAGCAGATGTTGCCCAACGGTGCGCTACCACCCAGCCGAGCATATCTCGTGCAGCCAACGGAGCCACCGTCCGTTATGAGGTTGGAAAAGCGATCGAGCTGCTCTTAGTCGAACTGGAAAACGGAGCAGATATCGCAGGCTGCGCCCTAACCTTGAATCAAACGATACCCGCACAACGCCACCATCAACAGGCGGGCTGTACCGCTGTTCAGGCATCCAGTACTACTCAGGCCATCTCCTGAATACCTGAGACTCCCAACATTTGTTGTCTGGCTGACATTCCTCCAGGCAACAAAAAACCCGCATGGAAGCGGGCTTTTGTCCACTCCCTGCCAGGGGAGCTTCGTAAATCTTCGTTCTAAGGGGAACGATATGTCACGTCGAGAAAATACCACCAGCTCATCACTGGCGCAACACTTACAGAAAATTCAACCCGTGAATTTTGAAGCTGAGTTCAGTGATGGCCAGCCCTTTTCGGTTGCAGCTGCGCTAAGCGAATCCAGCAGCCTTTTGTGTTCTGCAAAGGAGTTGCTCATCAAGCTCACCGAGCTGGGCCCGGTTGATGAAAGTTCAGCGATGGGAATTCTCTTCATCGTAACCGGAGCAAAGGCACTGCTTGATAGCACGCATGTCAGCGTCTGCCTCGCGGCCCAGCAGGAGTCTGGGCAATGAAAAAATCTAACTCAGCAACTCTTTTGATCGGCGACCCAATCAGTTTTGGCGACTGCTTGGCAATGGGTGATCACCAACTACTGGCTGTTACGTCGGATGGGAAAGTCGGCGAGGCCGTTTCAATGGCCGCAGACCTCTCCGAGGGGATGCGTAACTTGCTCCGTCACATGCACGCATCGACTAACTCTGGCGAGCTGGTGTTCTGTTCGGAACTCAAAAGCCTCGCGTTCATCAGCGACGCGGTTCTGGCTCTTACCCGATCTGCACAGCTGGCCATGTCCCGCGCTGAAAAGGAGGCGGGCCAATGAGCATTTCCATTCCAAACCTCAAACAGCTCGCGGAAGAGGCCGAGTTCCAGATGCTCGCGGCGAAGAACCTACTGGATTGGTTTTCGGCTCTCGCCCGGGCTATTTCACGGGACGTTGAGCACAACTCAGGCCGCGATGTAGCGGAGTTGGCGCAGCTCGCAACCTACCTGGGAGACACAGGTGTCCCCGGCACCGAGTCTGCCATCGAGATGTTCGGGAAGATCGCGCGAAGTGAATCCGCGCCACAAAATCCCGACATGCCAAATCGTGGCGCGGGAGGTGCGGCGTGAATCTGATCACCACCACCGCACTGACCATGTCGTCACTGGAAATTGCGGATCTGGTTGGCTCTCGTCACGACAGTGTGAAGCGCACCATCGAACGGCTTGTGGAAAAGCGCGTGATCGTCCAACCACCATTGGTGGACGGACAGACCACTGACTCAATCGGGCGCCCGCGCACTGAGTCCGTATATCAGGTGATCAAGCGCGACAGCTTCGTAGTGGTAGCGCAGCTGTGTCCTGAGTTCACCGCCGCGCTGGTCGATCGCTGGCAAGAGCTGGAAGGCAAGGCCGGCCGCCCAATGACTCAAGCCGAGATCACGGCGGCAAACGCCAACCAACTGGTTGAGGTTGAGCGTCAACAGCGTGAACAGCAAGTCGCGCTGGAGCGTATCGAGCGGAGGGTCGAGGTCATCGCCGAGCAACGCGCGTGGGATCACTGCCCGCAGAACTGCGTGCCGCTGGGGCGCATCAAGCAAAGCATGAACAAACGTTTCGGTTTGTCGGGGCTCACGGTGACGTTCGTGCTCCAGCAGTGGCCGCACATGCCCAAGCAAGCAGGGATGGTTCGTAACGGACACGAGGACGCGAAAGGCAGCCAATACGTGGTGTGGCACAAGACCGTGGGGGAAATTGTCACTCGTTCCTACCGGCCAGCCGGGGAGACCCTGCAATGAGCTTCCAAGCCATGGCGTGGGCAGTCGAGCAGAAGTTGCCTACTCGGGAGAAGTTCGTGCTTCTGATGTTGGCCAACAGAACCAACCATGATACCGGTCGCTGTGACCCCTCGCATCGGCGTCTGGCAGATGACTGCGGTATGAGCGCCTCGACTGTGAAGCGTGCCATCCAACAGCTGGAGGAAGACGGTTATTTGGTTATCGAAAACCGAGCATTCAATGCTGTGAAGCTACCGAACCAGTACCGGCTTTGCCTTGAAAGGGGGGTAGGGTCACACAGAACCTACCCGGTTCAGGATGAACCCACCGTAGGGTCACACAGACCCGAGGGGTTAGGTCACAGTGACCTGGGGGTAGGGTCACACAGACCTATAAAACAGGAATATAACCAGGAAGATAAAACAGGAAGTAAAACTGAAAAGCCTTCCGGCGACCTTTCGGCGCCGCCGACGAAGGCTGCCGTCTCGAACAAATCGGCGAAAAAGCCGAAGACGGAGCCAGCCGATTCTGATCGGCAGGAAGCTTGCCGCATGATCTGGTCCTCCTACGCGACGGCTTACTTCGCGCGGTACCGGACTGAGCCGGTGCGCAATGCCAAGATCAACACGCAGGTGAACGATCTGCTCAAGCGGCTGGGCAGCGTTGAGGCGCCTCATGTCGCGGCGTACTACGTGACGATCAATGACAGCTACTTGATCCGGAGCTGTCATGACCTTGGATCGCTGCTGGCAAAGGCGGAAGCCTACCGGACGCAGTGGGCAACCAACACGCAGGTGAATGGGGTTACGGCTCGGCAGATGGAAAACACCCAGGCCAATCTCAACGCCGCCGAACAGGCCAAAGCGATGATTCTGGAAGGAGGGCAGGGTAATGCTTTCCTCCGCCGATAAAATCGCTCTGGTCGAAGCTCTCTGCGTGACCGCAGAGGCGCTCGGCACCACTTTGAGCCCGAACACCGCTAAGACTATGGCCGACGATCTGGAGCAGTTCTCGGTGTCTGCGCTGGTTGACGCGCTGCAGCTCTGCCGCCGCGAGTTGAACGGCCGGTTAACGCTGGCAGCAATCATCCAGCGGCTGCAGTCGGCGGATGGGCGTCCTGGCCGGGACGAGGCTTGGTCCATCGGGCTGGCATCGAGCGACGAGACCGACACCGTTGTGATGACCGAGGAAATTCGCCTGGCGATGTCGGCGGCACAGCCAATTCTGACAGTGGGCGACAAAGTCGGTGCTCGCATGGCGTTCATGTCTGCCTACGACCGTCTGATCGCCGAGGCGCGGCAGAAAGGCGAGCCAGCGCGGTGGAGTATTTCCGCAGGCTTTGATCCACAGCGCCGCGTAGCCGCAATTCAACAGGCGGTACTGATGAAGCGCCTTGAACCGATGGCTGCAAATCTTGCGCTCGAAGGGCTTGGACAACCAGCCATCAGCGAAGACGGGCGTGCGATAGCCGGGCTGCTCACAGGGAGGGCTGCGTCGCCATCGCCCAAGGTCAGGGACCGCTTGCGGCAAATCCGCGATGAGATGAGGGAGCGGTCTGCGGAGCGCGAGGCTGATCGGCTTCGCATTCTGAGAGCCGAACGTGACAGCCACCTCGAGCGCGTTAACCAGCATATCGACAAGGCCGACCGGTTGCGGCAGGAGCGTGGTGATGAATAACCTAGGCCGGACCGTTCATGTGTCTATTACCGACGCGGAAATCCGCAAGCAGGCAGCCACCGGCGTCCGCCAGCTTCGCGATCCTCGCTATCCGCAGCTGCGCTTCCGCTATTCGACCGTCGACCGCGCCAAGGGCGTTTGGCATGTGGTGGTGGCCGGCAAGTGGGGCAAGGCCGGGAGTTATCCTGGGATCAACGCCAAGCTGATGCAGACCACGCTGCCGGACATCCTCGCGCGCCGAGCCGTGGACTCGACCGCGGCGTCGACCACCACTAGCTGGCGCACCGTCGGCGACGTGCTGACCTGGTACACCGATCGGATGACGCGGGACCGTGGCTTGTCGGCCAAGCGCAAGGCCAGCGCCCAGTCCGCGCTGCGCTGTCACCTGGTGCCGCGCCTGCAAGAGTTAGAGCTGGCCGGGCTCAATCGGTCCTCGCTCGACCGCCTGCTGATGTGGCCCATGCAGGAGAAATACGCGTTGTCGTTCGTGCGCTCGGTTTACGGCGTGCTGGCGGCGGCGTTTCGGCAAGCCGCCCGGTTGAAACTGCTCGACGTCAACCCGATGGCGGATCTGAAGTTCACCGACTTCGTCCGAACCCGGATCAGGCCCAAGGCCGCGCGCTTGCGTGGTGATGACCTTCCTCCGCTCCTACAGACATTCGCCGAGCAATTCGACGCCCTGCCGGTGCAGGCCATGCTGCCGCTGATGATGCTCTGTCACGGCACGCGCCTCGGGGAAACCCGGCTGGCCCGCTGGAAGAACCTCAACCTCGTGACCCGCCAGTGGTTCATCCCCGCCGACGACACGAAGACCAAGGCCGAGCACACTCTGCCGCTGACCGAACAGGCCTGCGCGCTCCTACAGCGATACCGCGCTCGACAGCACTCGACCGGTTACAGCGGGCCTTTCCTGTTTCCCGGCAGCAACGGGTCGGCATTGAGTGCCACCAAGGCGTGCACGGTGTTCACCAGCGTGAGCAAGGGTGAATGGTCGAGCCACGACCTGCGCAAGGTCGCACGCACCGCGTGGGCCGATCTGGGTGTCGATTACATGGTCGGCGAAATGCTGCTCAACCACGCCATGAAGGATCTGGACGCGACCTACATCCACACCACCGCCGAGGGCATGAAACGCAAGGCGCTTGAGGCATGGCATCAGCACCTAGACGGCCAAGGATTTGCCCTGCTGCACGGTGGGACATATGCGGGACAGCCAGCGGTGTGCACACGCGTGCAGCCCTTTGAATACGTGGCTTTCAGCGCAAACCAGCATCCATCCCAAGGGAGGAGCCATATTGAAAAAGGCGGCGCCCAAGCCCAGCCAGGAGACGGACATGAGTGAAGTAACTGCAGCATTACCACGTAAGATCCTGACCTCCGGCGAGCGGGATTTCCTGAAGCAAGGCAACCGCCTGTTGCTCGACAAACCCAACGGCCGGATCGGCGCCGCAGCGCTGATGGACCTTGTTGCTGACTGGGGCAACCACCGGGGGAGTCTCAACTTCCAGGCGTACGCCGGTCGGTGGATCACCGAAGGTCATGCAAAGAACAAGATCGCTGATCAGCTCCTGCGTGAGCTGTTTGGCCTGAATCAACCAGATCCGAGGAAAGCAGCATGATGATTCGTAAGCCGTTGGGACGGCCGTTGGGGGATACCGAATACCTGCTTGAGCAGTGGGGATGGTGGCGTATGGATGGGATGGGGGTGCCTAGCTACGCTTCGCCCATGTTTGCATTGATGCGCGATGCACTGCCGAGCCCTACGAAGTCTTACTGCATTACCGACGACTGGGCTGTGGGGCTCGATCGCGCGGTGGCCAGGCTTAGTACGCGCGACCAGCAGATGGGTGATGTCCTCTGGCTGTACTTCGGCGCCAAGTGGCCCATGCTGCGTGTCGGAAAGCATTTTCGCATTAGCGAGGCGAAGGCAAGAGAGCTGAAGCAGGCAGGGGTGGCGTGGGTAGACTGCGCAGTCGCAGGACTGCGCGACGCCGCCTAGCAAGCCTGCAATTGCTCTAAACCCGAAATTGCTCGGGGTGTACCGACCCCGGGCTACTGACCTAACTTCGGCGTCAGAGTGCGGCGAGAGTGTTTGTATTTCTCATCCAGCCACGAGACTAGGCTTTCGATTCTGTAGGGAGGACGTCCTGGGGCTGCTTCGAGTTGCTGGGTTAGCAGGAACCGATTGCTTTCAGTGAGTTGATACCCTCGTAATTCGAGATATGCCTCAATGAAGCGTTCTACCTGCCATGCCTCGGCAACCGATACGAATACGCTCTCCACCTTACCCGTGTGGTAGCGAGTTTCTGACTGCGAGGGCAACATGGCATATTCCAATTGATGTTAAGTAGCCACTATAGGCGCCTCGCTATTGGGTCACAATCATTCTGAGGAACGTACCGATGGCCGGTGCGCCGAGCCAATCATCGGGGCCAGGTTCCGTGCGAAAAAACACTTTTCCGCGCGGGATAACTCTGTTTTCATGGCACGGTGTTCAGCTGATTCAGCGCGACACCCAGACAGAGATTAAAAACCCGGCCACATTTGAGCCGGGTTTTTTATTCCTCAATTGGCGCCTGCGGCAGATCTGGCAAGGATTCACGTGGTGAATCCAGGCGAAAGCATCGGGATTTGATCTGTGGGCATTTATAAGCGTTTGGGTTGCGACTGCCTGGCCGGGGTTGCTGAAGTCCCGCTTTGGCAGCGCGAGTGGTCTGATCTGCAGATGACCAAACTCCCTCTCTCCTGTCGCTGAGCTGTCGCGCTGGAAATATCTATAAATCTTTCATCGCCGTTTGGTTATTATTTTGGAGCTTCACTTAACTCCTAAATTACGCAGATGATATCCATGAAGACGATTCTCGCTTTCCTTGCTCTTTGCTCCTTCGGGCTTGCAGCCAATGCTAATGCGGCAGACTTATCAGCAGCTATCGGGGCCACTAGCCAGGGTGGGGTGACTGCACGAACGGCTTTGGGCTTCAACTGGGATAAGTCCTGGTTGGAAAGCTCGTCGGGCAAGCTCACCGGCTATTGGGATCTGGGTTACACCTATTGGCAAGCTGGCGATGAAGCCGGTGGCCGTCATTCGATATCGCTTTCGCCGGTCTTCGTTTATGAGTTTGGTCAAGGTCAAATCAAGCCGTTCGTCGAGGCAGGCATTGGTGTTGCAATGTTCTCCAGCACCAACGCTGGTGACCAGAAAATGAGCACTGCCTTCAATTTTGAAGATCGGATCGGTGCTGGCTTGAAAATCGGCGAGACGCAGAAGGTGGGGATACGTGCGATCCACTATTCGAACGGGAGCATCAAAGAACCTAATGACGGTATCGAGTCGTTTTCGCTTTTTTACAGCCACACCATATGAACTGATTCCAGGCTAACTTTCAGTTCAAGACCCCGCTAAGTGCGGGGTTTTTAGTTTATGCGAGACGCCACACCTCGGGCTGTTTCTGGCGAAAGTGGCTTGGACGTCGATAGCCTGCAATGCTGCGTGCGGAAATAACACTGGCAGTCATTGGACCCTTCGCCTCGAGCGTCCTGGGCGGCTTTGGCGGACTGATGGAAAGACATCACCTAATTCGAGCCTCGGCATTTGCCGGGGCTTTTTTCATATGCCGATCCCGCAAGGGTGGACTGTCGGATGTCGACGATGCCGGAAAAAACACCTGACTTCTGGGCGCACGTCTGGCTGATCATCACGACGCCCCTCTGGCAAGGAGCGATCATGGCGGCAACGATCTCGTTATTGCGCGTGCTCTATGAAGGCAAAGAGGCCAATAAATGGCGCGTGGTGCTTGAGGCGCTGATTTGCGGTGCCCTGAGCCTGTCCGCCAGCAGCGTCATCGAATGGATGGCCTGGCCGTCCAGCCTGTCAGTCGCCGCTGGCGGCACCATCGGGTTCATCGGCGTGACGGCGATCCGGGAGCTGATCATCAGGTTCCTCGGTCGCAAGGCGGACTCAGTATGAACATTGAGCCCGTTGTCGCAGTAGCCAAATCCGTTTCCACGTTGCGCGCCATTGCCGCCGCCATCGTCATCGCCATCGTCATGGGCTTGCTGATCGCCATCCAACAGGTTCGCGTCGTCTCCCTACAGGGCGCCGTGACCGTTGAGCGTGATGCAAAGCAGCAGGCCGTCGATGCCAACAAGGAAAGCCAGGCCACGATCACCACGCTGAAAGCCGAAGCTGCTCGCAACGCCGCGTACGCCGCCGACTTGAACAAACGCATCAAGGCCAGCGAAGACAAGGCCAAGAAGGCCAAGAAGGATTTCGATGATCTCAAGCGCAACAGCAAACCGGTTCGTGATTGGGCTGCTCAGCCTTTGCCTGACGGCCTGCGCGGCAAAGCCGCAAGTGGTAACAAAAACCACGGCAATAAGACTGGAAGCCCCTGAGCTGATCCCCTGCGAGCGGGTCAATGCAGACGATACCGATTTACGTGACAACGGCGATGTATGGGAGCTGAAAGATCAGGCCATCAAGCTGCTCGACACATGCGCCGATCAGGTCGACGCCCAGATACTGCGCAGCAAAAGCAAATAGGGCGATGAGGCGACGTCATTCACGCAGGAGCTGAGCTCTTAGCGAGTCCTCGTAAAGCGTCAGCTGTGAATAGTCCAGTTGGTGATTCGGACCCCATTCACTCACTGGCAAAGCTAGAAGCTCGGCGAGTTGAATCTGAACGGCTTGGAGTGTGGCGATTACTACAGACTCGGGCATCGAGGAAGGTAGTAGTGAGACCGAGTGTGATGACATGAGCTGCTGCGCCTAACCAAATGCATAGCAGCATTAAGAATGCATGCTTTGGCTTTAACAACAGCGGTTCGTCGCTTAGCTGTTTCCCATAATCATGCCGGACACGACCATGCAAGCGCTCTCACTTTCGCGCGCTGCAGGTAGCTGACCAGCTCCGTAGGTTGAGGCGCACATGCCCCAGAGAACTCTCAAACCATGCGCCGCGCGAGCTTGCAATGCGCTGACTCGCAACGCCAAGTACTGCGACGCGCACCTGGATCTCTCCAAGGCATGGGGAACCAGGCAAGGCTCAGGCCGTGGCGGCCGGCCATGGCGCCGACTGCGGGACCAGGTTCTCGCGCGCGATCAGTACCTGTGCCGCTGCGAGGAGTGCGTGCAGCTTGGCCGGGTACGTGCTGCGACGGAGGTCGACCATATCGTGGCGTTGGCACAGGGCGGCACTGACTACCCAAGCAACCTCAGGGCGATTCATCACGACTGCCACAAGCTTAAGACCGCCCGCGAGGCACAGGCCGCCCGCGGCAGCGGCTGAGGCGGAGCGGCCTCGTGTGGCACGTCAGAGGTCCTTGTGGCACGCCAACTCCCCGACCGTTCGTCGGATATGCACCGTTTTGGGGCGGGGGAGGGTCGAAAGTCTAGGGGTTTACGAGGCGGACACCGCCTGCCCGTCGTTTTTTTACACCCGCGAAATATAAAACTCAGGAGTGGGCCCATGGCCGGGGTGAAGGGGAGGTCGGGCCGTACTCCCAAACCCACGGCCCAGAAGGTTCTCGCAGGCAATCCGGGCAAGCGAGCGCTCAACCATGCAGAGCCCCAGTTTTCAAAGATCACTCAGATCGACCCGCCCGAGTGGTTGAGCGAGCGCGCAGCCACGATGTGGAAAATGATCGTTCCAGAGTTGCTTCGCGAGAACGTGGTGGCCATCACCGATCTGCATAACGTCGAAGCATTCTGCAGCGCCTATGACAACTGGCGGCTCGCGCAAGAGTCGATCAAGCAGTTCGGCATTGTGGTGACCGGAGCCACTGGCGGCCCGATGAAAAACCCGGCCTTGACCGCGGCAAACGAAACGATGCGTCAGATGGTGACCTTCGGCGCGATGCTTGGGTTGGACCCGGCGAGCCGCACACGCCTTATCGGCGGCAACAAGGAAAAAGAAACCAACGAATTCGCCAAACTATTGAGTAGCTGATGACCAAACCATCCCACCCCAACGTCGACAAGGCGATGGCGTGGGGTCGGTCATTGCTGCGCGGCAAGGTACCGGCGTGCCGCTTCATTCATCAGGCGGTGCAGCGTCACTTCGACGACATGGCTGCCAGTCGTAAGCGTGGTTTCCGATTCAAGTTCGATCCGATAAAGGCTGAGAAGAAACTCAAGCTGATACAGCTCCTGCCTCATACAAAGGGCGAGTGGGCTTTCAAGCGGCAGCTGATCAGCCTGGAGCCTTGGCAGCTGTTCGGCCTGGCCGTCACATTTGGCTGGGTCAAAAAGAAGGGCGGGCATCGACGGTTCCGCGAAAGCTATTGGGAGGTACCCCGCAAGAACGGTAAATCCGTTGTCGCCGGCGGCGTGGGCATCAGCATGTTTGTCGCTGATGGCGAGCACGGCGCCGAGGTGTACGCCGGAGCGACCACGGAGAAACAGGCGTGGGAGGTTTTCAGGCCTGCGAAGCTGATGGTCAGCAAATCGCCAATGCTGGTCCAGGCGGCGGGGATCGAGGTCAATGCCTCGAACATGAATATCCCCTCCGACTTCAGCCGCTTCGAGCCGCTGATTGGCGACCCGGGTGACGGCGCTTCACCAAGTTGCGCGATCGTGGACGAATACCACGAGCATCGGACCTCGGCGCAGTACGACACGATGCTGACCGGAATGGGTGCAAGGCGTCAGCCGTTGATGTTCATCATCACCACCGCGGGCGCTGACATCGAAGGGCCTTGCTACGACAAGCGTCGCCAGGTCGTTGAGATGCTGGCCGGCACTGTACCCGACGACGAACTGTTCGGCTGGATATGGACTCTCGACGATGGCGATGACTGGACCGATCCGAAGATGCTGGCCAAGGCCAATCCGAATCACGGCGTGTCTGTGTTTCAGGAGTATCTGGAAAGCCAGCAGGCGAGGGCCATTCGTTCTGCGCGTTTCGCCAACACGTTCAAAACCAAGCATCTGAATCTGTGGGTAAGCGCCAAATCTGGCTTCTTCAACATGGAGCGCTGGAAGGCCTGCGAAGACACGACGCTGACGCTTGATCAGTTCGAGGGGCAGGAGTGGGTTGCTGGTTTCGACTTGGCACGCAAGCTGGACATGAACTCAAGGGCCCGTCTGTTTTGGCGCGTCATTGATGATCGAGTGCATTACTACAGCATCGCTCCGAAGTTTTGGGTGCCTGAAGACACCGTCTTCAACAGCGACAATCGGCGCATGTCTGAGCGTTTCCAAGCATGGATCAACTCGCAGCATCTGGACGTTACACCAGGCGCGGAAATCGACTACCGGGAAATCCTTGAGGACACCAAAGAGGCCAATCACCAGGCGCCTTTGCGAGAGTCACCCATCGACCCGCATGGTGCTACAGGCTTGAGCCATGACTTGGATGACGAGGGGTTCTGCCCCATCACCATCATCCAGAACTACACCAATATGTCGGACCCTATGAAGGAGCTCGAAGCGGCTATCGAGTCCGGACGATTCCACCATGACGGTAACCCAATCATGACCTGGTGTATCGGCAATGTGATCGGCAAGCACCTACCCGGTAACGACGACGTTGTGCGGCCGATCAAGCAAGGCGACGACAACAAGATTGATGGGGCGGTGGCGCTGATCATGACCATCGGCCGGATACTCGCGAACGTCGCGCCTAGCCGTCCGGTTGAAGACTTCCTAAATCAAACACTGAGCATGTAATGGCCGATACCGACTACAGCATTGACCTGCGCACTCGCAGCCCCTTTTGGGCGCGCATGGCGAGCTTCTTCGTAGGCGGACGGCTGACGACTCCCGAAAGGGGATCTCAGTCAGGCCCCGTCTCCGCGTCGGGAGCTGTCGGAGATTCGATCGTCACCGACGAAAGATCGCTGCAGATCGCTACGGTTTTCGCATGTGTGCGTCTGATCTCTACAGTGGCGGCCGGCCTTCCTTTGGATGTCTTTCAGACGAAAGACAACAACCGGTCGAAGGTGGGAATCGACAACCCACTGGCCAGGCTGCTGCGCTACAGCCCAAATCAGTACATGACGGCCGTTGAGTTTCGCGAAGCAATGACTATGCAGCTTTGCTATTACGGCAATGCCTATGCGCTGATCGAGCGCAACAGCGTTGGCGATGTGATCAGCCTCATGCCTCTGATGTCCGTCAACATGGATGTACGCATGGAAGGCAAGCGAATCGTTTACCGGTATCGGCGCGACACCGAGTTCGCTGATTTCAAGCACTCCGAGATATTTCATCTCAAAGGGTTCGGCTTCAACGGATTGGTGGGGCTTTCACCGATAGCCTTCGCAGCAAAGACCGCCAGCGTGGCTGTGGCCATGGAAGATCAGCAGCGTGACTTCTACGCTAACGGCGCGAAGTCGCCGCAAATCCTCATGACCGGCGACAAGATTCTGGACAAAGAGCAACGCAAGCAGCTCGGCGAGAACTTCAAGGAAATCGCAGGTGGCCCAGTCAAAAAGCGCTTGTGGATTCTGGAGGCTGGCTTCACTACGCAGTCAATCGGTGTCAGCCCGCAAGATGCGGAAACGATGGCCGCGCGCAAGTTCCAAGTGAGCGAGCTCGCCCGCTTCTTCGGCGTGCCCCCGCACTTGGTGGGTGATGTCGAGAAAACGACCAGTTGGGGTTCCGGCATCGAACAGCAGAACCTGGGCTTTCTTCAATACACTCTTTCGCCTTTCCTGAATCGGTGGGAATACGCCATTGAGCGCTGGCTTATAAAGCCAGCCGATCTTGGGCGCCTCCATGCTGAACACAACCTCGACGGCTTGTTGCGCGGAGACTCCACCGCCCGTGCTGCATACATGGGCACCATGGCAGATAAAGGGCTGCGAACAGTCAACGAACTCAGGCGCCTGGACAATGAGCCGCCACTACCTGGCGGCGATGTTGCAACACGGCAGTCTCAGAACGTGCCGCTTACTCAACTTGGACAAACAAACCCCGCCCCTGGCGGGGTTTAGTTTTTCTGGAGCTGCCAAATGTCAAACATTCAAAAGACCCTGGCCTTCGCCGAGGCTGAAATCAAATTTGATGCCAGCGGGAAGGTAGGGGTTTTCGAGGGGTATGCCAGCGTTTTCGATGTTATCGATTCGGATGGCGACATCATCCTTCCGGGCGCGTTTAAAAAAGCCCTGAACACGCAGAGCCGGCAGGTTGGCATGTTCTTCAACCACCAAACCTACGGGTTGCCTGTGGGCAAATGGCAGTCGCTTACAGAGGACAGCAAAGGCCTGATCGTTCGAGGCGAACTGACGCCAGGTCTTTCTGTTTCTAACGACCTGCGCGCCGCTATGGAGCACAAGACTGTCGAGGGGATGTCTGTCGGCTTCACCGTGATGAAAGACGACTTCGACATGATCCCCACCGGCCGCGCGTTTAAGAGTGTGGCCGCCCTTCGCGAGATAAGCATCTGCACGTTCCCAGCCAATGAGCTGGCAACTATTGAGTCCATGAAATCAATGGAGTCCATCACCACCATTCGCGACATTGAGCACTGGCTGAGGGATTCGGTCGGCCTGTCCAAGTCGCAAGCGCTGGGCCTTGTAGCCCGGATTAAGTCCGCAGTTCGGAGCGATTCCGAAGGTGGCGAAATCACCGCGATCCTGGATCGCCTTAAGTCCTTCCCATCTGTAGGAAAATAAACCATGTCCGAATTGGCTCAAATCCAAAAGGCTATCGAAGAATCGCAAAAGAACATGACTGAACTGTTCGATGCGCAGAAAAAAGAAATTACCGAAACCGGTGCGGTCAGTAAAAAACTGCAAACCGACCTTCAGTCCGTCCAGGAAGAGTTGACCAAATCCGGCACTCGCTTGTTCGACCTGGAACAAAAGCTTGCCGCGGGCAATCTGGACAACCCGGAAACGAAGAAATCCTTTGCAGAGCAAACGGCGATTGATCTTCAGAAGTCCTGGGACGGTAAGTCGTCGGGCAAGGTCGACGTCAAGAGCTTCAACAAGCAACTGGGCAGTACGGCAGGTTCCGCCGGCGCCTTGATCGAGCCACAGCGCAACGCTGGTATTTTGATGCCGGGCCTGCGTCGTCTCACCATTCGCGACTTGCTCGCTCAGGGCCGAATCAGTACGAACTCGCTGGAATATGTTCGCGAGAACATCTTCACCAACAGCGCGGGGCCTGTTGCGGAAGGCAATCTGAAGCCCGAGTCGAACCTGACTTTCACCAAGGAAACGGCGAACGTCAAAACCATCGCTCACTGGATCCAGGCCTCGCGCCAAGTGATGGACGATGCGCCAATGCTCGAGTCGTACGTGAACAACCGGCTGCTGTTCGGCCTGGCTTTGGTCGAAGAAGGCCAGTTGCTGAACGGTGACGGCACCGGTGACAACCTGACCGGCCTGAACAAGGTGGCGACTGCGTACGACGCAACGCTGAACGTGACCGGTGACACACGCGCCGACAAGATTGCTCACGCGATCTTCCAGACCAGCGAATCTGAGTTTGAAGCGTCCGGCATCATTCTCAATCCGCGTGACTGGCATGCAATTGCGCTGCTGAAAGATGCTGATGGTCGCTACATCTTCGGCGGTCCAGCTGCCTTTGCAGCCAAGGTTATGTGGGGGCTGCCGGTTGTTGCTACCAAAGCCCAGGCCCTGGGCACGTTCACCGTGGGCGGCTTTGATCTGGCTTCCCAGGTCTGGGACCGCATGGACGCGACTGTCGAAGTGAGCCGCGAAGACCGTGACAACTTCGTCAAGAACATGCTGACCATTCTGTGTGAAGAACGCTTGGCCCTGGCTCACTACCGGCCAACCGCAATCATCACCGGTCCTTTCGCAACCGCAGCTTAATCGAGGGCGGGGCAGGCAACTGCCCCATTAGTACTGATGATCAAGATTCGCGCGCTGCGCCAGTTTTCGCATTACTACGCCGGAAACTTCAGTCAGTTTGAGGTCCGCGAAGTCAAGGAAGAATACGCCGAGGCATTGGTCGGATTGGAGCTGGCAGAGGTGGTTGAGGACGATCCAGCTCAAGACCTGCCGCCGAAGAAAGGGTCCAAAAAATGACCATAGCCGTTGCCGACTTGCTCAGCCTCAATGTCATTCGTCTGCATCTTCGAATTGATCATACGGACGAAGACGAGTTGATCCTGCTGTACGCGGAGTCGGCACTGGCTTGGGCCTTGTGGTATTGCGATAACCCATTGCTGGTTGCCGCATCCGACATACCGGCATCATTCAAAGTCGCACTGCTGCTTCTCACGGCTCATTCCTACGAAAACCGAGAGGCCGTCGCCTCGGGCGCTGCGCTGGAAACGCTGCCGTTGGCGGTCGACTCCTTTCTATGGAGCTCGCGCAACTTCCGCGATGCACCCGAACCGGACGAAGAAAATGACATACCAGGACCTTGGTGCTGGCGACCTTAATCGGCGCATTACGATTCAACGAAGAACCGATTACCCGGCCGAAGACATGGGTCTTGATTCGGTGCTCACGCTGCCCAGGGAGCGATGGGCAAAGATCGAGCCCGTGGGCACGGCCGTATATGCCAACGGAGTGCAAACCGACAGAAAAATTACCCACCGGGTTTTTGTTCGGTACCTGCAAGGAGTTACCGAGGCAGATGAAATCGCGTCGGAGGGCTGTATCTATGCGGTGCGTCGTGTCGCTGCCATGAATGGCGGCCGCCGATTCACCGTGCTCGAGGTCGAGGAACTTGGCTTAGAACAGCCTGGAGGAAGCCTATATGGCTAGACCTGCAGCCTATCTGCACTTCGGCGAGTTCGACAGCTACGGCAAGCTCGACTTCGACAAGAAGGAAATCCGCAAGGCCATGCGCAAGGCTGGCGTGCTGGTGCGCGCCGAGGGCCGAAAGCTGGTCAGCAAGCGCGCAGTGTCAGGCAAAGGCCAGTACCCCGGCATGCGCAAAGGCAGGCTGCGCCGTTCGATCACATACCGGGTTAGCCGTGCCGGCTTCCTGGTAAAGATCGAACCGCAGAAGACCGCCGACATGAAGGACTTCTACCCGGCTTACCTCTGGTACGGAGTGCGCCGCGGTGCCAAGCGTGGCAAGTCCCATAAAAAGCAGGAAGCGACCGGAGCATGGCGGATCGAACCGCGCGAGAACTACATGGTCGACGCGCTCAACAACAGCAAGGACGCCGTGCGCTCGATCCTCAAGCAGGCCTTTGCCGCCGCTCTGCGCTGATCAACGAGACAACCAATGAAAATCACTCCTGTGGTGCTGCACCTGCGGCAGCGCTGCCCGCTGTTCGGTGGGCGCGTGGCGGGCGGCATCGACTTCGATGCCGTGAAGGCCAGTCAGCAAGTTGATCGGCCTGGGGCGTTCGTCATCGCGACCGGTGATGACGCAACGGACAACGACCTACAGAACGGCATACGCCAAGACATCACGGACGCTTTTGACGTGGTGGTCATCCTGGGTGCGAAGGATCAGCGCGGGCAACTGGCGGTGGACGTGCTCCACGACATACGCGCCGATCTGTGGCGCGCTTTGGTCGGCTGGAAGCCTGGCGCCGAGTACGAACCCGTCACCTACGACGGTGGGGACTTGGTTCAGATCGACCGGGCGCTGGTGATCTACCGCTATTCCTTCGTGACTGCTTTCCAGCTGGGCCGCAATGCGTCAACGGATCCTGCCGAGACCTGGCATGAGCTTGAGCTCGACGGCTTGCCCAAGCTGGAGGGCATGGACATCAACGTGGACTGCATCGACCCGGCAGACCGCAACCTCGAATACCCCGGCCCGGATGGGCGTATTGAAATTCAACTCAAAGAGGAACTGCCATGAACCGCATTACTGTGGTGCCGGCCAAGGGGCGCGCGGTGCCCGATCCGGAAACCGGGGAACTCCTGTTGCTCGAAGGTCGGGATGTGCCCGATGACGCTTACTGGCGCCGCCGTCTTGCTGATGGCGACGTCGTGATCCCTAACCCGCCCGCCAAAGAGGTCGCGACCAAATGAGCGTAGGATTTCAACAGATCCCCGCGGATATCCGCGTGCCGCTGTTCTATGCGGAGATGGACAACTCGAACGCCAATAGCGCGTCGAGCGCGCTGCGCCGCCTGATCGTGGGTCAGGTCAACGACCTGTCCACCGCCGATGAAATCGGCAAGCTGGTGCTGGTGTCGAGCCTGGCCCAGGCCAAGACGATCGGCGGCCAAGGCTCGATGCTCGCGGCGATGTACGACACCTGGCGTCAGAACGACCTGGTGGGCGAGATCTGGTGTTTGCCGGTCAAGGCCAGTGCCGGTGCTGCGGCGGCGGGCAAGGTGACCATCACCAACGCTGCCACTGAAACCGGGCTGATCAACCTGTACGTGGCGGGTGTGCGCGTTCAGGCGACTGTAGCCTCTGGTGCTGCAGCCGCCGTCGCGGCCGCAGCGTTGGCTACCAAGATCAACGCTGCGGCCGATCTGCCGGTTACCGCTGCTGCGGCAGCGGGTGTGGTAACGCTGACGTCCAAGTGGCTGGGTGACTCCGGCAACGATATCGGCCTGAGCCTGAACCGTCTGGGCAAGAGCAATGGCGAATTCACCCCGGCGGGCCTGACCGTTGTGGTAGCGCCAATGTCCGGCGGCGCGGGCACCCCCGATGCCACAGCCGCCCTTGCCGCGCTCGGCGACGCACCGTTCGAGTTTATTTGCGTACCCTGGGCCGACACCACCACCCTGGACGCATGGAAAATTGCGATGGGTGATGCCAGTGGCCGCTGGTCCTGGGCCAAGCAGCTCTACGGTCACGTCTACAGCGCCCTGCGCGGCACGCTTGGCACCCTGGTAGCAGCCGGTCAGCCGCGCAACGACCAGCACATGACCATCTTCGGCTTCGAAGCGGGCGTTCCTCAGCCATTCTGGCGCGTGGCCGCTGCTGGCGCTGCACGTCAGGCGGTGTTCCTGTCCGCCGATGCCAGCCGGCCAACCCAGACCGGCGTGCTGGTGGGAATTGATCCCGCGCCTGAGGGGGCACGCTTCACGCTGACCGAGTTCAACTCGCTGCTGCAATACGGTATCGCGACCTTGTTCTTTGAAGGCGGCTATGTGCGCATCCAGCGTGCGATCACCACCTACCAGAAAAACGCCTACGGGCAGGCTGACGACTCTTATCTGGACAGCGAGACGATGCACCAGAGCGCGTACATCGTGCGCCGCCTCAAAGGCATCATCACCAGCAAGTACGGTCGCCACAAGCTGGCCAGCGACGGCACCCAGTTCGGCGATGGTCAGCCAATCGTCACGCCCAACGTGATTCGCGGTGAGCTGATCAGTGAATACGGCAACATGGAGCGCGACGGCCACGTCGAGAACTCGGCGCTGTTCGCCCAGTACTTGATCGTGGAGCGCGACAGCAAGAGCCCGACGCGCATCAACGTGTTGTACCCGCCGGATTACGTGAACGGGCTGCGCATTTTCGCGCTGCTCAACCAGTTCCGCCTGCAGTACACCGCCGAAGCAGCGTAACGCTGTCCCGTTTTCAAGGCCCGCCACGAGCGGGCCTTTTTATTTGGAGGCCCACTCATGGGGCAGAAAGTTGCTGGTACCTGCTACGTCAAGGTTGACGGCACGCAGTTAACCCTCAAGGGCGGCGTGGAAGCACCGCTCATGGACAAGACGCGGGAGACCGTGGTCCCTGGATTTTTCAAGGAGGAGGACAAGGCGCCCTGGCTCAAGTTCTCCGCGGTGCACACAGCGAACTTCCCGCTCAAGGCTTTGACCGAGGGGACGAACATGACCATTACTGCCGAACTCAAGAACGGCAAGGTCTACACACTTTCCGGCGCCTACCTGGTGGATCAGCCGAGCTCCAACGGCGAGGAAGGCACCATTGAACTGCAATTTGACGGCGTTAAAGGGGTATGGCTGTGAGTGAAGAAAAGCAGGTTGTTGACCCGAACGCGCCGATCAAGTTGAGCGCCCCGATTCAGGCGCATAGCGAACAACTCACTGAGTTGGTGCTGCGCCGCCCGACGTCGCAGGAAGCCCGCGCGATCAAAGCGTTGCCCTACAAGATCGATGCAGACGAGGCGGTTTGCCTGGATCTGGATGTGTCGGCCAAGTACATCGCCGTGTGCGCCGGCATTCCGCCTTCGTCGGTGAATCAGCTGGATCTGGCGGACCTCAACAAACTCGCCTGGATGGTGGCAGGTTTTTTCATGACCCCGGCGTCACCAGTCTCGAAGACCTGATTTCTCTGGTCTACGACCTGGCCTATTTCTGGAAGGTTGACCCTGAACAGATGATGGCCAGGCCGCTGGATATCTTTCTTGAATCGCTAGCTCAGGCGCAGCGGATCAATCGCGCGTTGCAGGTGGACTGATGGCAGATCAATTTCAGCTCAAGGCACTGATCACCGGTGTCGACAAGCTGTCGCCAACGCTGGCCGGCATTCGCAAGAACGTTGCCAACTTCCGCAAGGGCCTGCAGAACACAGGTCTGGGCAATCTCAGTTTCAAGGAGGTCATCACCGGCGGCGCGCTGGCAGCGCCGTTCGTGATGGGGACGCGCGCAGCGATAGAGTTCGAATCGGCGATGGCCGACGTGCGCAAGGTAGTCAACTTTGACGCGCCCAGCCAATTCAAGGAGATGGGCGACGACATCACCAAAATGTCGGAACGGCTGCCGATGGCCGCCAATGACATCGCCAAGATCGTTGCAGCGGGCGGGCAGTCAGGCATTGCCCGGGGAGAACTTCTGGGTTTTGCACAAGACGCGGTAAAGATGGGCATCGCGTTTGACCAGACCGCTGAGCAAAGCGGCGACATGATGGCCAAGTGGCGGACCTCCTTCAAAATGACCCAAGCCGAGGTGGTCGGGCTCGCTGACAAGATCAACTACTTGGGGAACACCGGGCCGGCCAATACCAAGCAGATTTCCGACATCGTTACTCGCGTCGGGCCGTTGGGGGAAGTCGCGGGCGTAGCGTCGGGTCAGATTGCGGCGCTGGGCGCGACTATGGCTGGCACGGGTGTCGAGCAGGAGGTGGCCGCAACCGGCATCAAGAATTTCATGCTGGCGCTTACCAAGGGCAGCGCCGCGACGAAGACTCAGTCAAACGCGATGAAGTCGCTCAGATTGAACTCGAAAACCGTGGCGGCAGGAATGCAGAAGGATGCTCAAAGCACGATGCTCCAGGTGCTCAAACGTATTGCTGAGGTTGATGCAGTCAAGCGCCCAGCGCTGCTGACCAATCTCTTCGGCACTGAGTCCGTTGCTGCAATCTCGCCACTGCTAACCAATCTAGGGCTACTCGAGAGCAACCTGAAAAAGACCGGTGACGCTTCGCAGTACGCCGGCTCAATGGAGGCCGAATACGCTTCGCGTGCGGCCACGACTGAAAACAATTTGACGCTGATGCGAGGTTCTTTGAACCGGGCGAGCATAGCGTTGGGCCAAGCATTTTTACCCCCGCTAAATGCCGTGATCAATAAGCTGCGGCCCTTTATCAGCCATGTGGGCGACTTGATTCAGGCCAGCCCTGCGTTTGTCAGAGGACTCGCCATGGCGGGCGTCGCTTTCACTGCCATTCGCGTGGGCGCGGTAGCCGCAACTGTCGCCACCAGGCTGTTAGGGCTTGCGTTTTCAGCGACCCCGATCGGCATTGCGGCGGTGGCTATTGCCGCCGCTGTCGGTGTGATCGTCGCAAATTGGGACACCCTGGCGCCGTACTTCGAGCAGCTGTGGGAAAGCATCAAGGGCCCGGCAATGGCGGTGTGGGGCTGGATGAAAGAGTTGTTCAAGTGGTCGCCAGTGGGACAAGTCATTGCCAACTGGGAGCCCATCAGCGAATTCCTCGGAGCGCTCTGGGACGTCATTAAGGCCGCCGCTGTGTCCACGTGGGACTTCATGAAGGCTGCTTTCAACTGGGCACCCATGACGGTCATCGCTCGCAATTGGCAACCGCTGTCGGAGTTTTTCAGCGCGCTGTGGGACGTCATTCGCGCCCTGGCTGCGGTTGCCTGGGAAGGCATCAAGGACACCATGGCGGCAGCGTGGGGATGGATCAAAGAGCAACTGGGCTTTGATCCGGTGCAGATCGTCACCGAGAAGTGGGAACGACTGGTGGCTTACTTCAAGGGCCTGTTCGAGAGGATTCGGCCTTACATTCAGCCGCTGATGGAGGCAGGTGACTGGGCCAACCAGAAAACCGAAGCGGCCACGGGCTGGGTCAAGGGAAAGGCTGCGCAGGTCAGCAACTTTTTCTCGAAAAGCGACCCTACCGCGCTGTCTGGCGGTGTGATCAATAACGGCACGCAAGGGCTCAGGCACTTCGCAGCGGGCATCAGTCAGCAGCCTGTGCCCGTGGTTGCAGCAGATGGCATTAAACAGGCTGCGCCTGTCGCTGCGGCGCAGGTCCCTCGGCAGGCAGCGCCAGTCGTCACCGCTGGGCTCAGTCAGCCAAAAGATTCCGTGACAGCCGGCAGTAGCCTTGGGTTTGAGCGCCCGTTGCCACTTATGCCCGGCGCAATACTGCCGGCACCGGGCAATTTGCTCGCGGGTGCGTCAGGCAAGTCGCAACTGAACGGGGAGCTGGTTATTCGACTGGAGGGCGAGACTCGCGGCGTGCGGCCTCAACCGGCAACGACCGATCAGCCCGGGCTCAAGATCAGCACCAATGTCGGTTATAGATCCCTTTCTGGAGCGCAATAGATGGCCGATACCTGGCGCGAGCAGTTATTGCCGGCGTCGTTTCGGGGCGAGACGTTTCTCATCGAGGATACGTCGGTTCCAGTGGGGCGCAAGGTTCAGCTTCACGAGTACCCCAAGCGAGACGAGTCGTTCGCCGAACAGATGGGCAAGGTCGCCCGCGTGCACAAGGTCAAGGCCTACATCATCGGCGATGATTGTTTCCAGCGCCGGGACAAGTTGCTCAAAGCCCTGGAGACCGAGGGGGAGGGGACACTTGTTCATCCCTGGCTTGGGCAGTTGCAGGTTGTGCCCGGTGCTTGTGAGATGGCCCACAGCCGCCGAGAGGGCGGCATGGTCACCTTCGACCTGACTTTCTATCCAGGCAACGCCCAGACAAACCCATCGGTGCGTGCCAACACCGCGCGCATGGCGGGGCAGACCTCGGCCAGCTACTGGAGCGCCGCGCTGGGGCGTTACAAGTCGGCAATGGCCGCGGTGGATACCGCGCGCATCAACCTGATCGGCCTGCAGAACACGGTCACCGGTGCGTTCGGCGTCATCACGGGGCAGTTCTCCCCGCTGGGCAGTGCAATCGGGTCCGCGCGATCGCTGGCCCAAATGCTGACCAATTCGCCTGGCGCGCTGTCGAGCTTATTCAGCGGCTATTTCAGCGACCTGGGCCAGTCCTCGGCAAAGAGTTCGAGCGTTGCGGCGTCGAGCGGTACCGGATCATCTTCCGGTGCAAGCGCCGGCGGGACGTCCGGTGGCGGCACCAGCGGCAGTGACGTCGATACATCCGCCTCGGCATCCGTGACGAGTGCCACGAGCACCACCAGCGCTGGCGCATCGATGTTCAACAGTTACACCGATGCGGTAGGGATAGTGTCCAGACAGGCGGAGGATGCGGCCAGCATTGATACGGTCATGGCGGGCAGCGGGGCTGATACCACGGCTGCGGCGCAGGCGCTGGCCAATCTTGTGCAGGATGCGGTCCTGGTGCAGGCAACCGCGACGATCGCACAAATGCCTGTGCTGACCCCAGCTGCCAAGGATCAGTCGACGGCGTCACTGCAACAGCAAGTCGTCGAGCCCGTGGCGCGAGCCGAGGTGCCGGTGGCCGACGAGGTGGTTGCTGTAAGGGACGCACTAGATGCGGTGTTCTGGCAGGCCGCTCTCAAGGCTGACGCGACCTTTTACCCCGCCATCAATGAGGCACGCCAGCAGGTATCCAAGCACCTGACGGCGGTCGCCGCTTCCGGTGTTCAACTGGTCAGCGTCACCCCGCTCCAAACCGTGCCGGCGGTGGTGATGGCTTATCGGCGTTTCGGCGACGCGACTCGCGAGGGTGAAATCGTGCAACGCAACAAAATCAATCACCCGGGCTTTGTGCCTGCCGCACCCCTTCAAGTAGCCAGGGAGTAACCGCATGTCCGACCCGAAGACGGTTGTGACGCTGACCGTTGACGGGCTGGATTATTCCGGTTGGACCTCGGTAGAAATCAGCGCAGGTCTAGAGCGGCAGGCGCGCAGCTTCAACATCGGCATCACCTGGAAGTGGCCCGGACAGAACGTGCTACGCCCGGTCAAGCAGGGTGCTCGCTGCGAGGTGCGCATCGGTGGCGATCTGGTTGTGACGGGCTGGGTGGATGCCACGCCGATCAGCTACGACCATGAAAAGGTCACCACATCCATTGCCGGCCGGTCTTCAACTGGCGACCTGATCGACTGCGGCGCTATTAATCAGCCGGGCCAGTGGAAAGGCCAGAGTGTGCAGGCAATCGTTCAGGCGCTGGCCAGCCCCTACGGGCTTTCGGTCAGGAGTGAGATCGCGACCACCAGCGGCTTGACAGACCACACCATTGAGCCGGGAGAAACGGCGTTTGAATCCATCGATCGCCTGCTCACCCTCTATCGGGTGTTCAGCACCGACGATGCGAAAGGCAACGTTGTGCTGGCCGAGGTTGGTAGTGCAGGGCGCTCAGCCGAATCGCTGGAGCTGGGCCGCAACGTGCTCAAGGCAGACGCCGCGCTGGATTTCACACGCGTGTTCTCCGAATACCGGGTTATCGGCCAGCGCTCAGGCACCGATGAGGACTTTGCCAAGACCACTACAGAGGTCAACAGCTCTGTCACGGACCCGCGTATGGCGCGCAAGCGAGTGAAGGTCATCCATGAGAGTGGGCAGCTCAGCGACAAGCTGGCGGCCGACCGGGCCAACTGGGAGCGCGGCACCGCCGTCGGCAAGGCGCTGGAAGTGACCTATGACGTCCAGGGTTGGCGGCAGAGCAACGGGGCGTTGTGGCTGCCAAACACCATCGTGCGCGTCGTCGACCCGGTGATCGGCTACGACCGCGACATGCTCATCGCCGAGGTGACCTACACGCTCGACGAGCAAGGCACGATCTGCCGTCTTCGGGTGGGGCCGCCCGAGGGCTACCTGCAAGAGCCCGACGACCCGCACAAGAAGCGCAAGGCCAAGAAAACCGACGCCGTCGAATACCTCCTACCTGCGGACTACAAAGACAAATGAGCCGACTGATGAACCTGCTGACGCGCGGCGTCGTGGCCATGGTCAAGTCCACGGGCAAGATGCAAAGCCTGCAGATGCGCCTGACCCATGGCGAACTCAAAGACGGGATGGAACACCTTGAGCCCTACGGTTTTACAAGCTGCCCCCACGAGGGTGCAGAAGGGCTAGCCGCCTTCATGGGCGGCGATCGATCCCATGGCGTCGTGGTGGTGGTCGCGGACCGACGATATCGCTTGCAAGCCCTGGAGGCGGGCGAAGTCGCGATATTTACCGATGAGGGCGACAAGATCCATTTCAAGCGTGGCCGCATCATCGACATTGAGACCCAGACGCTGAACATTCGCGCGGCCAAGGGGGTTCATTTCGAAACGCCCAGCATCACCCAGACCGGGACAATCGTCAGCCAGGGCGACCAGATCGCCGGCGGCGTCAGCCAGATCAATCACCTGCACACCGGTGTGAAGGAAGGCCCAGACCAGAGCGGCCCGCCGGTCCCTGGGGGTGCGTCATGACCGTCATCGTTGCGGATGGCGTAGAGGTCAACCTGCGCCGGGCTGTGGAAATCAGCCTGTTCACGTGGCGCCGCGCCAATGCCTCCGATCAGGTCGAAGACGAGGAGCGCTACGGCTGGTGGGGTGACAGCTTTCCGCTGGTTGCAAACGACCGTATCGGCTCGCGGCTCTGGCTGCTGCGCCGGCGCAAGCTCACTACTGCGACCATTGGTGATGCCGTGACCTATGCCCAGGAGGCGCTCAAATGGTTGCTGGATGACGGACATGCCACTGCGGTGCAGGTGCTTACAGAACGCGCCGGGCATTCCCGGCTCAACCTGGGCGTAGTCATGACCCTGCCCTCGGGCGAAACCCTGGATATCTACCCTAACGAACATTGGCAGGTGCTTTATGCCGTTTGAAACCCCGACCCTGCCCACACTCATCAGCCGCACTGCTGCTGACCTTGCCAGTGATGCCTTGCGCCAGTCAGATGCGCAGGTGCTGTCACGCACGATCAGTGGCGCGGCTTATGGGCTGTACGGTTACCTCAACTGGATTGCCAAGCAGATCCTCCCCGACACCGCGGACGCCGTCACGCTCGAGCGGCAAGCTCTCCTGCGGCTGGAAACCCCGCGCATCCCGGCGAAAAGTGCAACCGGCTCGGCGAGCTTCTTGGCCTCAGCAGGATCTGTTCTGGATGCGAATCTGGTGGTGCAGGCGAGCGACGGGCGTCAGTACCGTGTGGTGGACGCTATCACTCCGGTTTCGGGGATAAACACCGCGCAACTCGAAGCAGTCGATGGTGGAATTCTGGGCAATGCAGCCGCAGGCCTGACCCTGAAGCTGGTGCAGCCGGTGACGGGCATTGACGAGACGTTCACCGTCTTGGCGCCGGGCATCACCGGTGGCAGTAACCAGGAGTCAGTCGAATCGCTACGCAGTCGCGTCATTCGCAGCTTCCAGGTTATCCCCCACGGGGGAGACGCTGATGACTACGTGACGTGGGCGCTGGAGTGCGCGGGGGTGACGCGCGCCTGGACGGTGAAAAACTACCTGGGCCCCGGCACCGTGGGTGTGTTCTTCGTTCGCGATGGCGACGCCTCGATCATTCCGGACGCCAATGAGATCGCAACGGTCAAGAACTACATCGACACCAAGGCGCCGGTGACCGCCGAAGTGATCGTGCTGGCGCCGGTGCTCAAAGCCGTCAACTACACGATCAAGCTCACCCCGGACACCACCGTGGTGCGCACTGCGGTTACCGCTGAACTCACAGACCTGCACGAGCGAGAGGCGGGCCTGGGTGAGACGCTGCTGATCAGTCATATCCGGGAGGCGATTAGCAGCGCACAAGGTGAGGTCGACAACGTGGTTGGCAGCCCTGCGAATGACGTTACCGCCAAGCCCAACGAGCTGCTCACGGTGGGGGCAATCACATGGCAATAAGGACCGCCGATGAGTACCTATCACAGTTGATCGCTCTCCTTCCTCAAGGTCCGGCCTGGGATCTGGAGGGGGCGCCTGAGCTGGAAGTTGTTCTCGCCGGCATTGCGCAGGAAATGGCCCGACTGGATGCCCGGGCGTTTGCTCTCAATTCCGAGATGGACCCGGCCCATGTCTTCGAGCTGGTGCCGGAATGGGAGGCCGTCATGGGGCTCCCTGATGATTGTCTGGGCAGCTCACCGGCATTTGCTGATCGCCAGCTCGGGGTGCAGCAACGACTTCTCGCGATCGGCAGCCAGCACGTCAGCTATTTCATCGCGATCGCCAGAGGGCAGGGCTATCCGAACGCGTCTGTCACTCAGCACAGAGCGCCACGCTTTGGCCGTGCTCGCATGGGGAAGAGCCACTTCGGCACGTGGCAGGCCCAGTTCATGTGGACCCTGAACACGGGCGGGCGGCAATCCCTCGGCCGCCGATTTGGTGTGAGCCATTGGGGTCAGCGATTTGGTGCGAATCCCGGCAGTGCCCTTGAATGCATCATCCGCCGCTACGCACCTGCGCACACCATCGTCAATATCAACTACAAGTGAGAATAATCAGTGGACTATCCAATTAGCGTCCCCAGCGTCGGGCTCGTGGGCGGAAGGTTTGTGGATGAAAACACGGCCACCGGCACGATCGGCTCGTTGATCCCCTCGGACTGGGGCAATGCGGTCACCGATGAAATCCTGAATACCATTCGGGGCGCATCGCTGGTGCCCAAGGAAAACACCAATAATCAGTTGCTCGCGGCCATCAGAGCAATCATCGCGAGTCAGGTCGGCAAGCTGAAGAACATGGTCCGGCTCACCGCCAATGGCACTTTCATTGTGCCGGATGGTGTGTATCAAATCTGGCTAAGCGGTTGCGGTGCTGGCGGCGGCGGTGGCGCATCTCTCGCGACCAATTCATCGTCGTTTGTCACGGGAGGATCAGGCGGTGGCGCAGGTCAATCGCTCTATCGGCAGCTCATCAACGTTAACCCCGGACAGTCGATTGCCTACGTGATCGGCGCGCCGGGTGTTGGAGGGACGCCTGCCGCCAATAACGCAACAGATGGCGGCGCCACTATTTTTGGGAATCTTACGCTTGCAGGCGGCACCAAGGGGCTGCTGGGCTCCGGCGGTACCGCCTCCCCTGCAAACTACGCAGGCCCAGAAGGCGGCGCTGGATTCCCGAAAGGCGGGTATGCCTCAGACACCATGGTGTATTCCGGCGGGCAGGCCTCCGGTGGCATGGGTGGAATTGGCGGCAGCACCCCATTCGGCAACGCAGGACCTCCGGGCCGAGGCGCGGTAGGCGCTAACCCCAGCGCTTTTCCGGGAAGTGGTTACGGTGCTGGCGGCAGTGGTTCTGGTGGTGCGTACACCTCGCCCGTTTCAGCGCCTGGCGGCACCGGTGCGCCAGGTTTACAAGGTGTTCTCATTCTGGAGTGGTAATTGGCAATGGCAAACTACGCAATCGTTGAAAAAGGAAAGGTGATCAACGTGTCGGTCTGGGACGGAGACACCGAGAACTGGACCCCGTCCGAGGGTCAGGAGGCGGTGCTGATTCCTGACGGGCTTCCGGTAACCACCGGCACCAAATGCAAAAAAGGGGTCTTCACTTTAGAGCCAATTGCGCAGGCGCCCGAACTCGTGCCATCGGCGGAAGACATTCTGAAGACGAACACCAACCTTCGTGACACGGCGCTGGCGACGGCGACGCTCGCCATCGGGCCGCTTCAGGACGCAGTGGATCTCGACGAAGCTACCGCTGAAGAAACCGGCCTGCTAAAAAAGTGGAAGCAGTACCGGATAGCGGTTAACCGCATCGACCTGACGCTGACGTCCCCGCCATGGCCTGAACAGCCCGCCTAATCCCCCCGACCGCCTTGAGCGGTTTTTTTTCGTCTGGAGAAAAGTGATGACCGTAACCGAGAAAGATCGCGATGTGTTGGCCCGCACTTTATGGGGCGAGGCGCGCGGGGAGGGACTGGCCGGGATGGTGGCCGTGGCCTGGACGATCCGCAATCGTGTGGACGACGGCAAGGATAAATCCTGGTGGGGCGAGGGCTACGCAGGCGTGTGCCAGAAGCCGTACCAGTTCAGCTGCTGGAATCGCAACGACCCGAACTATCAGTTCCTGAGCGGCGCGCGGCAGATCCCGTTCCGCGAATTGGCGCAGTGCCGGATTGCCGCTGACCAGGTCATCGACGGGAAGGTGCCGGACCCCACCGGCGGGGCGACCCACTATTACGCGACCACCATGCCTAAGGCGCCGGACTGGGAGGCCAAGGCGAAGCGGACACTGAAGCTGGGCAACCACGTTTTCTTCCGCGACGTGCCCTGACACCTCACTTGATCTCGACCAATTGGAGAACGCAGTGCAGACAACGAAAAAAGAAGAAACATTCTCCCGCGCTTTGCGCGTCACGCTGGGCGTGAAAGCAAACGGGGGCTCGGTCTCGGTTCAGATCAAAATGGGCGACACCTGGGTGACGTCTGACACGCTGTGGAATGATGGCGCTTATCAACTCAACATTCCCCCGGCCACGGTGCGCTTCTTGCCGGCGGGCGGCGCCGCCTTTGAGGTGTTCGCATGAGTCTTCTCGCAGAGGGCCAGCAGACCCGCCGCCGCATCCGTCGTGGCCTGGGTCTGTTGGGCGACAGCTTCAGCGCAAACTGCCACACGATTGACCCGAAGGCATTCGGAACCGAGGCCTACGGCTACGCCGGTGCGATTGCTGCGCAGACCGGTCTTTTCCCCAGTTACCTGGACAACCAAGGGAAGGTCGGCGACCACTCCGGCCAATTCATGCCTCGGCTGCCTTCCTGCCTGACTTCGCTCACGGCCGATCTGTGGATGCTGCTGTCACGTACCAACGACAGTACGACTCCAGGCATGACGCTGGCCGACAGCAAGGCGAACGTGATGAAGGCGATCATCGCGTTCCAGAACACCCCTGGCAAATACCTTATTGTCGGCACCGGCACGCCACGCTTCGGCACCAAGGCATTGACCGGCGCCGCGCTCACCGATGCGATCGCGTACAAGGACTGGGTGCTGGGCTACGTCCGGCAGTTCGTGCCGGTGGTCAACATCTGGGACGGCTTCACGCAGGATATGACTGTCGATGATCTGCACCCGAACCTGATCGGCGCCGACTTCATCCAATCCCGCTGCGTGCCAATCATCAATGCCAATTTCGAGTTCTTCGGCGTGCCGCTGCCCACGGATGCCGCCGATCTGTACTCGGCGATTCGCCCGTTCGGCTGCCTGAACGCCAACCCTCTGATGGCTGGCTCAACCGGCGTGATCAACGCTTTGGTCAACCCTGTCGCTGGATCGGTGTTGGCGGACAACTACAAGGCAACCGGCTCAGGCCTAAACGGCATCACCACTCGCTGGTACAAAGAGCCTGCAGCATTCGGCGAGGCGCAGTGCATCGAGTTGGCCGGGACCATGGCGGCGGCCGGCGGGTACATCTATCTTCAGCCGGCGGCGAACGTGACGCTGTCGAATCTGCTGGCAGGGGACGTCATCGAGATGGTTTCGGCTCCGGAGATCGTCGGCAACAGCCGGGGCATCCTCAGCTGGGAGGCGGAACTGATCATCACCAAACCGGTATCCGGCGAGTCCACCACCATCTATTACCGCTCGATGGACAAGTACCAGGAGCCGTTCACTCTGCCAGCGAACTGGAAAGGTGCGCTGGAAACCCAGCGCTACCCGTGCGATGTCACTGAGGCGGTCGTTACCGCAAGGATGGGGCTTTACCTAGCCGCGGGCGTCAATCAGGACTCGAAAGTCAAAGCCGCTCAGTTCGGGATCCGGAAGGTCTGAACTTTAGCCAACGGCTCGCTTGGGCAAGGCAGGCCTCCGGTGTACGCTTACGTTGCATAAGCGCAGTTTCGACTTAACCGGCACAGGAAAAGCTTGTGGCCTATCGCCTGCTTAATTCGGCATCCGATCCGCAACGCATTATTCGCTCGTTGCGGCTGAACCGCGATCTCCAACGAGGGCTAGAATCGGGCCTGAATCGGATTTGGAATGCAGACACCGTCATCGGTTTGACCCACGCCCATGGCCGTGCCCTTGGTCTTGGTGTGGGCCTTGGGTTATTGCACGCTGTCACCCCAGAGCAGTTCAACTTACTGTCGGAAGCCTACACACGAGCTTTTGAACACCGCCTTGCAGTATTGGCGGAGCAAGGCTTGTACCAAGACGAAGTCAATTGTGGGGAAAGAACCGCTTACTAAGTCAAGCTCGCACGCTCTGAGCCGTTACATGAGGCGGGGTGAGCGAAGCTATAGCGTGCATTAGATAAATCAGCACAATCCTTTATGTTCGAAAGCGGGCGACCATCTGATTCAAATTGAGCGCAAGCTGAGATAGCTCACCACTTGCAGTTAGTGTTTGCCGGGTACCCTCGGTGCTCTGGACTGCCAAGTCTCGAATGCTCACCAAAGCACGATCTACCTCGCGAGCTACGTGCGCCTGTTCTTCTGAGGCCGTAGCGATTTGTTGATTACGGTCGTCAATCATCTGCGCGGCGTCAGTTATTAGCTGAAGTGATCGGCCAGCCTCGTCTGCCGTGCTCTGAGTGGCATGGACCTCGCGCGTACTGTCAGCCATCGACTCCACGACCTGAGAACTGCGCGAATGCATCAAAGCAATCATGGTCTCAATCTCGCCGGTAGAGGCCTGCGTGCGATGGGCAAGCGCACGAACCTCGTCCGCCACTACGGCAAAGCCGCGCCCCTGCTCCCCAGCGCGAGCGGCTTCGATTGCAGCGTTCAAAGCGAGGAGATTGGTTTGTTCTGCAATTGCCCCAATAACGTTTAAGACTTTGCTGATGTCCTGGGTTTGTACAGCCAATTCTTGAACTTGACCAGAAGTAACGTCTACCCGGTCCTTTAACGAGCGCATAGCCATGAGTGTCTCGCCAACTTTCGCATTTCCTTTCTCCGCTGCGTTGGCTGACTCCTTTGCTGCTTGAGAAGTGGATGTCGCATTCCGGGCGACCTCCTCGACTGCTGCGCTCATCTGATTGACGGCAGTTGCTGCTTGATCAATTTCAGAGTTCTGCTGCTGCAGAGTCTGATTAGCGCTTTCAGTGATGGCGGTCATTTCTACCGCCGCGGAGCTCAATTGCATTGAAGCCTCGGAGATCTCCGCTATGGTGCCGCGAAGGTTTTTCTGCATTGTGTTGAGAGCTCCCATGAGTCTCGCAGCTTCGTCGGATCCCGTTACAATCAAAGACGTTCGAAGGTCCCCGACGGCTATTTCTTCCGCCATCTTCAGCGACGTATTGATCGGGAGCACGATGCTACGCGTAAGCGCCATGGCAAATAGGATTGTCAGTACTAGTGCCGCAACCACCATTAAGGCTATAGCTTTGCTACTCTGATGGTAAACATTAGTTGCATAAATCCCTGCGTTTATCGCGCCGTCGGCGTTGTGTTTACGAAGAGAGGTAAGCGCACCCTGATAGGCTGCTGCACGGTTTTTTTGCTCACTATTCGCATAATCTACCGCCAGTTCATGCTGTGTGTTTTCCAGCTCAACGATGCGAGCTAGACCCTCCAAAAATTTACCCATGAGTGTGGCTGCCAGTTCGAATGTCTGACGCTCCTCGTCGTCCGAGATTAGATTGTTCCGATAGAAATCGGTCCGCTCACTGAGCACATCGCGGGCATTCGCCAGCTGCTTGACCGCATTAGCACGGTCCTCTGGGGAAGTTGCAGCAAGCAGCCGAATGCTTTCCAAGCGCGCTTCCAATACTGCAATTTGAATATCGTCCGTGGTCTGAATACTAGCCAACCAATTTTTTTCGATGTCTTGTTCCGATCCGCGCAGCTCGCCTAGCTGCAGGAATGCGAAACCGCCCAACACTATCACCAGTAAGGAGATCAAGCCAAAACAAAGCGAAGCTCTGGAGGCGATGGAGATCGAGCGCAGATTCATGGCGTGTCCGGATAGGTAGTTGGCGATTACGTAATCAAGATATCTGCCAGTTTCGAGAAAACTGAAATGCTGGCGCGTTTTTTCGTGCGTAGATCACTACATCTGTCTGGGACTTTCTTTTTAGACAGAAGAAGGCGCAGGCTTTCGTATCGTTGGCCTACTCTGCCTCTTTCACACTACTGCTGCATCAGTAGGGAGTGGCTATCGCCAGGGATGGCGGTGCCCGAGTCCCCCCGTCCCTTCTCGCGGTTGGTTGAAGGGTTGAAAGTTCAGACTTGCCTATTGGAGTGGCAACGTATTCGGAGAGGCAATCCGACCGATTTCTTCGGCAGCATTTGGCGTTCCAAAATGCTGTCGCTCCTGGGTACGGATAGTGGTATAGACGAGTCGGAGTTGCGCCCGAACGTGCTCGAATTGTACGTCTACCCCGGGATCTACTGATCACAAGTCAGCTGCTCATTGATAGCTAGCCCAGTTGCTCTCCAGCCAAATCACTACATTTATCTGGGATCTGGTGGTAGCGGGTAGACCCATGTGGATCATTCTCTCTGCCTTCTGAGCACCTGCGAGAGTCAGGGAATGCTTTTCGGCGAACTTATTAAGCAGGTACAAAACCTCGTGTTTTTCATGTCGGTTGAAAAGGCTCCGGTCCGGATCACCCGTTAGCTTTGGATCGTCGCCAGACGTGGTGCCGAGTGCATAGGTATAGGTGAGCTCACTTGCTGAAATTACGGCCAT